GGTAAACCAGCGTCTGGACTCGGCGTCTATCGTCCTTGATCCGATGTTCCTTGTCTTTGAGAAGTTCGTCTCAGACCCCAAGGACCTGGAACAGAGCCGCGCCGGAGGAGTAGTCCGCATCAAGGTCCCTCCAGGTTCGCAGATCAACGACATCCGCTCAGTTTTTATGCGAGTGGACAAAGGAACTATAGACCGGGCCTCCTTCATCGAGCCGCAGGAGTGGGAGCGCTACGCCCACGAGCGGACTTCCATCACTCAGACATCACTGGGGACTGAGACCAATCAAGACACCACCCTTGGCGGCCAACAAATCCAGCAGAGCGTAACAGGCGACAAGCTCGCCTATCTAGGGACGCTCTCCGAATATTCCTTCCAGGACGAATTTAATCATGGCCTCTGGGCGCTCATCTACAAGAACTATGGCCCCGAAGACTACGTCATGGCCTTGGGCCCCGAGAAAGCCTCACAACTCCAGCTCATGACCCCCGAGCAGGTGGCCCAGAACTTCCGCCTTATCCCCAAGGGAATCTTCGAGATGGAAAAGAAGGGGCAGGCTCAGCAACAGGCTATGGCGCTTTCGCAGATGTATGGAGTTAATCCGTGGTTCAACAACGTGGGTTCGGCCAAAGTTGCCATCGCCGCTGCTGGAATGCAGGAGCAGGATTTCATCCTACCCGAGGCCGATGCCATCCAAATCACTCAGAAGGCGCAGACGATGGCGACCGGAATGGCGCAACAGGCTTTGGCCAAGCATCAACAGCAAGAACTCGCCGCCAAGGCGGACAAGGGCGCGAAGATGGAAGAGGCCAACGCTTGAATCCACATCAGGAGGCCGCTGAAATCCAGGCAACCCTACAAACCCCCGGATGGCAGCATATCGAGGCCATGCTCATCGAGCAGGCATCTGAGCCAAAGGATGAGCTGTGGGAGATCATGAGCCGCAAGCCCGATACCCTGACCGGAAAGAGCGCCATCCGCCTTGCCTCACGGTCAGCGGCTCTAAACGATTTTAAGGAATCGGTCTACGACCGACTAAAGATTTTGGTCCCAACTCGTAAGAGCGGATCATGAGACACACAGCGGCGGCCATTGGGCCTAACCGGAGGAAATGAACATGGAAGAAGGCATCGTAGTCCCGCAGATAGATACGAATACGTCCAACAAAACGAACACCCCCGCGCCAGGCGTTGCGGCGCTGACGGGCGATAACGCTACGGATTTAGCGGCTATTGCCAGGGAGATGGGCGTTACCTTGGACGCAAGCGGGAACGTGGCAAAAGATGCGACCCGAGCGCAACAGCCGCAGGTAACACCTACCCCGGTGCCCGCCCCTGCCGCTCCGGTTAACCCCGCGCCCGTTGAAGTACCGCCTAAATTCCAGAACGCAGATGGTACGCCGAATGCTGAGAAGATCGAGAAGTCCACTAAGTCCGTCGAGGAGATGCTGGCCTACTACAAAGCCAAGGAACGGGAAGCCCAACAGGTGCAAAACAGGGTCAACAACCCTGTCGCTGCCCCGCAGGCCGTCCCGGTAGCGCCACAGGCACAAGGATTACAGCTAAGTCAGTTCGAGCGCCAAGCTGCCATCGATATCCTGAATGACGCTGCCGCTCTCGGCATTCAGATGTCGGAGCAGCAGGCAATCTTGCAGGCCCGTGCTGATATCCGCATGTCTGAGGCGAAATACGCAGCTGAGCGTAGTTTGACAGAGGACCTTCGACGCGAGGTAGCCGAAAACCGGATGACGGCAGAGCTAAAGGACCTCATGGCCGCAGATGATGGCCTTTTGACTCCCGCCGTCGCAGACCGGGTTCTAGCCATCAAGCAGGAGATGGGACTGAAGACTTATCGAGAAGCTTACATTCAACATCTAGGCCAGCAGGCAATCGCACAGCGCACGGGACAGGTTAAGACCCCCATTCCCACGGGATCGGCAGTGAAGGCTCCGCCTACACCAGTCGGTCCAGTCTCGCGCGTTATACCCACGGTTAACACGGCCAATCCGCACTCCATGACCAATGAGCAGTTGGAGGCGGAAATCAGGAATCTTTATCCGCGTTACCGGGGCATCAACAGATAAATAAGGGTCAGCAGGTTATATCGCAGATCAAGACACAAGCATAGTCACCGGGGACAATCTTTTGATGGTCCTCTTCTCGCGCAAAGCGATTAAGACTTTGCACGAGAAGTGCCTGTACTATCAGGTCGCCGAGAAGTTCCCGCTCCCCGCTGGGTCGGGCGTGCAGATGACGTTCAATGGGTTCAGGAAGATTCCGGCGGCCTCATCGACTCTGGCCGAAGCTTCTTCTAACTCGGCAGTCAACCTGTCCTCTCGCAAGGTGAACGTGACAATCGCCTCCTACGGGCGACACGTCAAGATCACCGACTTGGCCGACTTAGTGTCCATCATCGGTCCGGTTGAGGGTGCCGTTCGTGAGCTGACTCAGTCTGCCGTGCTGTCTCTTGATAACGCTGTTCAGTTGGCGGTATTCAAGAGCGGTCAGACTGCGGCTCTCAACATCCTTCAGGTTGGTCAGCAGGCCAACGTCAAGACCAAGCTCCTGTCGGCTTGGCTGGCGGCCCAGGTGTCGTCTTTCTGCGCCTCTACCGGGGCTACTGGAACGCAGTCGGGTGGATCGGCCATCGCTCGAAACACTGTGTTCGGCTTCCCGGCTGTGTTTGCTACTTCCGCCACGCGCCTTTCTTCTGTGGGCACGCTGACGGTTAGCTCCACTCCCGGTCCGCAGTTGATCCGCAAGATGGTCACTCGCCTTAAGAAATTGGCGGTTGACCCTATGCCCAACGGGGCTTACGTCGGTATTACGACCCCCGACTGGATCAACGGTCTGTATGCCAACACGGCCTATCGTGCCCTGGTTGTTAACTATGCCGAGGGTCCGAAGGAGTCCTACTTCAAGTCTAGCCCCTCGCACAACCTGTTCGGGGTTCAGATTGCGGAGTCTCCTAACTCGCCGCGTTACGCCTCGTCTGCCTTGTCTTGCTCGCCCATCTTCATCTGCGGTCAGGGCGCGCTTGGCGTGGTTGAACTTGGCGGAGGTGGCGGTGGTGCGGCGGCCGATGGCGGACCTACGGGTGCCATGGAGATCATCATCAAACGCCCGGGACCGACGACCACGTCCGAGCCTTATAACCTCAACATGACCGTGGCCTACAAGCTGCGGACGGTTGCGGCTGTCCTTAATCCGTCTGCCGGGTGCATTGGGTTTGCACACGGTTCGTGATCTGTTTCCGTCCATCCCGCAAGGGGTGGACGGTCTAGAGATCACGAATCTCAGGAGGATGAAAATGAAATACGCCGCAATTGCCGCAGCGCTCTTGGCCGCATCGACGTTGGTGTACGCCGCCCAGGTAAACCCGACGTCAAACGTGCTTGCAGATACGGCCGCAACGGCAAACACGATTGTCTTGCGTGACAGCAATGGTTCTTTGACGCCTGCCGACAGCGACATTACGACTGCCAAAATCGCGGCGCAGGCTGTCATCACCGCCAAGATTCTCCTGGATCTGCCCAGCCAGAGCATCCTGTGCGTGACGACTAAAAAGACCCTCGGTACCTGCACGACTGTTTCCGCCAGCGCCGCTGTCTGCAACTGCTCCGCCTAATGCAAGAGGAAACGGACGCGGAACTCAGTGCATGGGGCATCGTCGGATTTGTCCTTACCATGATTATTGTGTTCCCGCCGCTACTTCTGTGGGCCCTCGCGGAGCCTCTGAAATGAGCATGTCCAAGACAGCCGAGGTGTTTTCCTGCCTCGCGCTGCTGGCCTACTCATTTGCATTTGCGTACCCGTACGCAACGCCAAAGCTCGCCGTCCTGGGGCTGGGGGTGGCGGCCATGTGCCTGGCCGTCGCCCTCGGCGCGGGGGTTGATGCGGGCAGGGCGCTTATCGTTCCGGGAGTGTTAATGCTTGCGGCCTGCCTTGCGGCCACCGTTGTGGCTCAAAACAAAATGCTCGCAATCATCGGTAGACCAAATAGCTTCACATTCGGGATTCTGGGGATCGTGGTAGTGTTCGCCTACCATGTCGCGGCGGCATCTGGAAGGCCGCACAAGTTGATAGGTCTTTGCGTGGCGCTCATGGGTGTTCATGCCCTGGCTCAGTGGGCAGGCATTGATTCCCGCATCACCTCGCGGCTCACCGAAGGACGAGCGATAGCGACTATCGGCAGTCCCGTTGATCTTGGGACTGTCCTTGCAATGG